GAATGTGAATGTGAATGTGAATGTGAATGTGAATGTGAATGTGAATGTGAATGTGAATGTGAATGTGAATGTGAATGTGAATGTGAATGTAGGTTTGACTTTGGTATAACAGTTCCAAAATTAATATGACATAATATAAAAAACGCTAACAAGATATGGAGGTTATAAAGGAAAAAGAATAATGCTTATAACGTGGGGAATAAATTATTAAGTTCTTCAATTTTCAGTATTCTAATACCTGAGATTAACGGCTTAAATCAAGAGTAATTAGATAGTATTTGTTGTTTTGCTAAAATATATTTTAGCCTAGTTGATTATTAAGTTTTGAATATTCAATCTTTTATATCACTGTAGGCATTTTGCCTACTCTCTGTAGAGTATGAATCTTTTAACATGGCAGTATCAAAATAGTGTACATTCCCCTTTTTGAATTAAAATTTGGAATTTAATTATACAAAAATAGAAGGGGAAACAATCAAGTACATTCAAAAATACTTTTTTATCTGTTATATGCCGTAAAATTCTGCCTTTTCGGGTAGATATATAAGGTACTATGCCGATAAAACATCATAATATTTATTCAGCTTTCATTTTTTAGAATAGGTAGGTTTTTACTCTAAATTATCGGATTAAAACGTGACTATCCAATTTAGTATGAAATTTATTCCAAAGTTTTTGTATTCGAATTTTAAAAAATGAAAAAAACAACCTTAGCTTTATTGGTATTAGGGGAGTACAGGTGTGAATAGTATGTTTGTATAGGTAGTAATAACACGAAACTAAACAACAACTTATGTGAAAATTACCATTAACGGTGAAGTTGTGACCTAATTTGTGAAATTGCTATAAATGACAGAAATAAAGTAGTCAAGTTGGATATAAGTGTGGACGTAAGCCCATGCGGTTAATCCCCATTTTAAAAAATTGGTCGGCTTTGTATAAAAACAAATTTTCGCTTATACTACGCAAGTTTTTTACACTAATAACATAGGAAAAATTATGGGTTTCTTAACAGGTAAACGCATTTTAGTCACAGGTCTTGCAAGCAATCGTTCCATCGCTTACGGGATCGCAAAATCAATGAAAGAACAAGGTGCAGAACTTGCTTTCACTTATTTAAACGATAAATTACAACCACGTGTAGAAGAATTTGCCAAAGAATTTGGCTCTGACATCGTGCTTCCTTTAGATGTTGCAACTGATGAAAGCATTCAAACTTGCTTTGCAGAATTAAGCAAACGCTGGGAAAAATTTGATGGTTTTGTTCATGCAATCGCATTTGCACCGGGCGATCAACTAGACGGCGATTACGTCAATGCCGCAACCCGTGAGGGCTACCGCATCGCACACGACATCAGTGCATACAGCTTTGTGGCAATGGCTCAAGCGGCACGCCCTTATTTAAACCCAAATTCAGCATTATTAACCCTTTCTTACTTAGGTGCAGAACGTGCAATTCCTAATTACAACGTCATGTGCCTCGCAAAAGCCTCTCTTGAAGCCGCAACGCGCGTAATGGCAGCAGATTTAGGCAAAGAGGGCATTCGTGTAAACGCCATTTCAGCAGGCCCAATCCGCACTTTAGCGGCATCAGGCATTAAAAACTTCAAAAAAATGCTTTCCACCTTTGAGAAAACCGCTGCATTACGTCGCACTGTGACTATCGAAGATGTGGGTAACTCAGCGGCATTTTTATGTTCTGACTTAGCCTCTGGCATTACAGGCGAAATCGTTCACGTTGATGCAGGTTTCAGCATCACTGCAATGGGCGAATTAGGCGAAGAATAAGTTTTCTTCCATTTTAGGCAGGCTTTTCTTTTCAGTCTGACTTTTCGCTTTTTTAAAATATAACGATGTTTCAAAATAACTATGTTTCAAGATAATCCTTTACTCGCACAACTTAAACAACAAATCCACGACAGCAAAGAACAGGTTGAGGGTGTGGTAAAAAGCACAGATAAAGCCTACGGCTTTTTAGAGTGCGATAAAAAAAACTATTTCATCGCACCGCCATCAATGAAAAAAGTGATGCACGGCGACAAAATCAAAGCCACCATTGAAAAACAAGGCGACAAAGAACAAGCCGAGCCAGAAGCCTTAATTGAGCCAATGCTCACACGTTTTATCGCAAAAGTGCGGTTCAATAAAGACAACAAATTACAAGTGCTGGTCGATCACCCAAGCATCAATCAGCCCATTGGCGCGCAACAGGCGAAATCCGTTAAAGAAGAACTGCAAGAGGGCGACTGGGTCGTCGCAAATTTAAAAAACCATCCATTGCGTGATGATCGCTTTTTCTACGCCACAATTAATCAATTTATTTGCCGTGCCGAGGACGAACTTGCCCCTTGGTGGGTCACATTGGCACGCCACGAACAATCGCGCTATCCCGTGCAAGGCGCAGAACATTATGAAATGTTAGATCAAAAAACACGTGAAGATCTGACCGCACTTCATTTTGTAACCATTGATTCCGAAAGCACAATGGATATGGACGACGCCTTATATATCGAACCCATCACACAAAACAACGAACAAACAGGCTGGAAACTCGTGGTTGCCATTGCTGACCCAACTGCTTACATCGCCTCAGATTGCCAAATTGAACAAGAAGCCAAACAGCGTTGCTTCACAAATTATTTACCGGGCTTTAACATTCCAATGTTACCCCGTGAATTATCCGATGAATTATGCTCTTTAATCGCCAATGAAACTCGCTCCGCACTCGTTTGTTATATCGAAACCGATCTTGCAGGCAACATAACAACCAAACCACATTTTGTTTCCGCTTATGTACAATCTAAAGCAAAACTGGCTTATAACAACGTATCAGATTACTTAGAGCAAACCCAAAACGCGTGGCAACCAGAAACGCCAGAAACAGCACAACAAATTCACTGGCTACATCAATTTACCAAAGCACGCATACAATGGCGTAAAACCCATTCCTTACTCTTTAAAGAAAAACCTGATTACGCCTTTGTGCTGGCAGAAAACGGCAAAGTGCAAGAAATTAAAGCAGAATATCGCCGCATAGCCAATCAAATTGTGGAAGAAGCAATGATTATCGCCAACATCTGTGCTGCCCAATTTTTACACGAAAACGCAAAAACAGGCATTTTCAACACCCACAGCGGTTTTGATAAAAAATACTTAGAAAATGCACATCATTTCTTAATGGCAAATTTAGCCAATGAACAAAATCACGCAGAACTGGCAGAACGTTATTCAGTAGAAAACTTAGCGACCTTAAACGGCTATTGTCAAATGCGTCACGACATCGACCATCTAGAAAGCGATTATGTAGCCCTACGCCTACGCCGTTATTTAACTTTCGCCGAATTTAAATCAGAATTAGCACCGCACTTCGGGCTGGGGCTAGAGGGGTACGCCACTTGGACATCGCCCATCCGCAAATATTCAGATATGGTTAATCATCGCTTAATCAAAGCCGTACTGGCACAACAGCCTTGCGAAAAACCACAAAATGATGTATTGGCACGTTTGCAAGAAGCCCGCCGCCAAAATCGCCTCGTCGAACGTGATATTGCCGATTGGCTATATTGCCGTTATCTTGCACCGAAAGTGGCTGAAAATGCGGAATTTAATGCAGAAGTGCAAGATGTAATGCGGGCAGGCTTACGCGTACAATTGCTCGAAAATGGTGCATCGTTATTTATTCCAGCCGCCAGCCTGCACAACAACAAAGAAGAAATACAACTAAACCCCGATGAACTCGCTCTTTACATCAAAGGCGACCGCACTTATAAAATCGGCGACATGGTAAAAGTGAAACTCACAGAAGTGAAAGAAGCTACCCGCAGTATAATCGGCGAAATTGTTCAATAAAAAAATGGTGGGCTAAAGCCCACCCTACAAAACTAAAACCGATTATTCAGGGCTTGCACCAAACCCTGTAAATCGGCTCTAGCGCACCAATGCCCAGACGGTCGCAATACTGCGGTTTAATTTCTCGGCGATTTGGCGGTTGCTTAAGCCTTGGCGGTGTAATAACACGATTTGGGATTTTTCTTGCGTGCTTAAGGGCTTATTGGCACGGCGGTGATGTTTCTTTTTGCGTTCCAACAGGTGAATTTTGCTTTTGAGTAAGTCAATGTATTCGTCTTTGCTGATATTGATGTTTTCAGAAACCGTTGGTTGGCGATAGCTGTCTAAAAACGCTTGGTTGACCTGCAACTGAAAACGCGGGCTGATCCAGCCAGCATAGCTGACGGCGAGCAGTTCATGGGCGTAGGTGCCGCGTTCATTTCCGCCATTAATCACAATTAATGGGTCAGTTCTCAGATCTGAGAACTGACGAATTTCCGCCAATAATTCCTGTGTGCTCTGCAACCGTAACCAGTTGTCAGGCTTTTTCGCACTGCCTTCACCGCTTAACTTATGCAACGTGTTCAAGCTGATTCTGCCGTGTTCGTCTAAGGCGATCACTTCGTTGGCTAAGATAATCTGATTTTTCATGTTTTTTCTCCTGTTGTTTATATGAATTAATGTTGTCGATTGCGATCATATACCGCCAGCATCTGCACCACCTTTTTCAACTGCCACGGCTGCAACCAATGCACAAAATCCACTTTAAAAGAGCGTTTCGCAATACCATCGGCATATTCTTTCGGTAAACCATGTTTTGCTAAAAGTGCGGTGATTTTTGCTAAATAAATTTTCTTATCTTCACGTGGTGCCGCACGATTTCCCCAAAAATGACGACTGGATTTAAACCCCTTTTGCACCATAATATTTAATACCTGTTGTAATTCACTTTCCGTCATTTCACTACAACTTGTTTTACCCGTTGTGCTTACCAATAATTGACGATAGGTTTCATCATCAAGACCTAATTGGCTTTTTCCAATATGGATTCGAGCGATTAAATTTTTACGCAACATAGCCTTTCTCCTGTTCCGCTTTCCAGCTTCGTAGGGTGGGCTTTAGCCCACCGCAAATATCATCACATTCTTATGGTGGGCTAAAGCCCACCCTACAAAACTAAAATCTCGGTAATTTTCCAGTTTTTTCATTTTTGCTCCTTTGTTGTTAAAACCTATTATGAATGCCCCTCATCTCATTCCCCCCTCTTTCGTAAAGAGGGGCTAGGGGAGATTTAAAGGGCATTTAAATAAGCTTTAAACCCCCGCTACATCTAACGCAATCGGCACATACTGATCGGTTTCGCCCACACGTTCATAAAGTCGAACATAAGCCTTACTACTCACCACTTGCACGCTTTCGCTAATCGCCTGCATTGCGTTTTGCCAGCGTTCATCCTGAATATCAACACGACGTAATCCCAAAATCCGTGAAGTGTTGAGGTTTCCCTCTTTATCCACATTAAACGCACGTTCAATTAACGCTTTTAATTCAGGGCGAGAGCCTTCGCTCCATTCATTTAAGCACTCATCAATCAACACTTTTGCCGCTTGGATACGTTCATCAAATTGCAAATGGTCGTTAATCGCACGTTGGATTTTGTATTTGCCGTCGTAGCTATAAAGTGTGATATTGCCTTTACTACCGCCCACTTTTGCATTATATTTTTCAGCC